CGCCTTGGCGATCCGCTCGGCTTCTGAATTTGCCTTGCGGTCAACCTCTATCTTCGCCGAGACTTCTTCGTTGGTCGCTAGGGCCATCTTGTAAGCCATCTGAAGATATTGGTCGCTTGTAAGTCCAGGCTTGCTTTCACGCAAAGCTGAGACGATAGGGATCATCTCGCCTTCGAGTTCCGCATAGAAGGGATTCGCGGTTGCGAAGCTATCTATGACACCCGAAACGATTTCACCCTGCTGCTCCAACTGCTGCGATTGCTGCTGTGTGAAATAATTCTCGAAACCTCGGAGTCGATTCTGCATATCCAGCAATTGAGGATCGACGGAGTGCTCTCCGACGTTTTCGCTTAATGCAGAGAGAGGAATTCCACGATGCTCAAGCAGGTAGCGCGTGAAACCTACCGGGTCACTGTCCGCAAAATCAGAAAGAGCCAAAAGCTGACCGATGGCGGTGCCTTCGTCCATTCCATTCATTGCAAACTGTTGACGCCGGGGCGCAATGGCCTGCTCCAGCTTATCGTACAACTTCCTTTGCTCTGCAACTTCCATTGTCTTCCGCGTGTAATCCGCCTCTTGAGACCTGACGCGATCTGAAATCCATTTCTGACTTTCAGGCGGCAGGGCGTAAAAAGACTCGCGGTCTTTCACAGACATAGATTGCGGGGCTGTGATGGTCTGATCATCAGGTTCAGAGCCCACACTGTCTGCATCACTATCCGATGCCTCGGCAACGGTATCCTCTCGGGATTCGGAGCTTTCCGAATTATCCCGTGTTTTCTGCGCGGACGGCTCATCTTCTGACGCAGATTCACTTTCTAGCGCATCAAACTGAGCTTCCATGAAGTCATCCATTGATTCTTCTTCAACAATGACCTCTTCCACATCATCCGGCATAACTATTTCCCTTGTTAGAAATCAATCTGTCTCGCAATAGCATCAACAGATTTGTCTATGGCTGCATCCATAGACGCCTCTAATCTCTTTTTGCCATTCTTCTTAACGTCCTCAAACTCACCCCTCTCATGAACCCTACAGCCATGAGCCTCAAGGTTATCTCTATGCTCTTTCCGGCCGTCGATAATCTTGCCCGTTATGGGACACGCATAAGGCTTGTAATCCCCCGCTATATACGGCGCGGCAAGGTAAGACCGTTTCGAAGGATAATCAACCCGGACCTTTTTCAATCGCGGCTTGGCTGTCCATTCGATGTTTTGATACTCATCCCCGTAGGCGCTCATTGCAACACCGGATCAACAAAATCTTCCTCACCGTCCATGACCATGATCGCGCTCTCTTCCAACGGAACCCCTCCGACCTGACGTGTCGCTGAAACGACTTCGTTGATGCGGCCCATTATCTCAGACGCACGGGCTCCAGCATCTTCGGGACTGACAAAACCACCTTCGGAGCTATTGAATTCGGACATGATTGCCTTGACGAGATCGACCCGACGCTGCTTATCCGCCTCGCGCGCATCAAATTCCATCTTTTCACGCGCCATCTGCATATCCGCCTGAAGTTTGATATTCGGGTCAGGCTCCGGCTTCTGCGCCTCGAATTCCTTCAGGGCCATATCACGCGCCTTCAACGCGATTTCCTGCTCTTTCAGCGTCAAGGATGCCTGCTGGACTTTCCCATCCAGTTGCGTCTTGACCTGCTCTATTTCTGCCTTCTGCTGCATCTCCTGGGCCTTGAGAGCAGAATTCTGCTGCTCAATCTGCATCTTCATCTGCTCGGCTTGAGCCGCCGCAGCCTGCTCTTGCTGCTGGGCTTGCTGCATGGCTTGCTGCTGGGCCTGTGCCTCCTGACCACCGCCCGCAGCACCAGACCCACCATCTTCTTCGCCGATCATGTCCAAAGCATCTTCGACTTCGCGACCCATCCTGAATCGCCTCACCGCAGACAACAGCATGGCCTTCGCGGCCTCAAGAGGCAGATAACCAGCCGCAACCGCCGGGCCAGCATTGCTGATAAAGGTGGAAACGCCCGTCAGCAACTCGGTCATCGACTTCTGATCCATCGCCTGATCGCCGGAAATGGTCGAGTCAGTCTCAATGTCAACTCGATAAGTACGCTGCTTGTCGTCTCGCAGGATCTGCATACATTCATCCCAGGTCGGCTTCTCAAGTACCTCCTGAAGCTGCGGCGGCATCGGCTGCTGCTGCTGGGCCATCATCTGAGCCTGCTGCTGCGCCATCATCTTCTGCTCCTGGGAGGGCAGCTTGATATCGGTCATCATGGCAATGCTATCGGGACTGAAATGCTCCGAAATTATCTCCGCAGTGATCCGAACAAGATCACGAGCATAACGCTGTACGTCGCGACCCATATCGTCCAAGCGCATGGTCCCGAACTGAACCTTTAACTGCTGCGCACCCAAAGTCTCCGACGCCGAAGAGGAACCACGCATGATGTCCGCGATCCCGGTAATTTCATAAATAGTTGTCTTGATTTGCTCGCGCTGATTGTAAAGCTCATTCAAAACCCCTGCGATCTTCTCAATCGGCCACATCCAAACCGCTTTGTCCAACCCGCCCGACTGCATCAATGGCAGAACATCCTGCGCGGGGATCATCATATTCTCGCCGGAGTCCATGAGATTGGACATTTCCGTGATCGTGCTGTCGTAAATACCGCGCACCTTACAAGCGGCGATAACACCAGATATTCGTCTGGTAATATTATCAAGCTCGTTAGCTTGGTCGCGGTAAAAACGAAACGGCTCGACAGGAACCAAGCTGTCCGTATTTTCAGTCGAATATAGAGGGCGCGCGATAGGGAAGAAGTCGCGAAGCTGAAGCGGATCGGGCTCGGTCTTCAACGGGCGCTCTTTCAAGCTCTTGGATATGAATATCACCTCTTTCTGATATTCACACCAGACCTCCCAAACCGTTCCCCTTTTGAAAGTGTCGGCGACAGTATCGCCATCCTTGTCTTCCATGCCGATAGGCGTGAAATCAAGCTCAACCTCATCGCCGATCTTCTCACCGAACTTGTCGCGCAAGGCGTCGCGCGTCATAAGATGACGAAACGCGACCCATTCAACCTCCTCCCATGTGCGCCCAGGGCCGTGACGAAAATCAGCCCAGTTCACATGCTCGAATTTGACCTCCTCGCCCTTCAAATCATCATAGGGATCGCCAGCTTCATCCGATTCTTCGCTGAATACCGGGTCGTATCGCACCCGAGTGATACCGCGACCACAAAGTTGCTGGTCCTTGACCGCCAAACGCATAAATCTATCGAAATCACCTTCATCCATCGTGTAAGACAGACAGCGCTCCAATACTTCAGCTATCTCCTTGCCTAACGGGTCAGCATCACGATATCGCCGACGAACGTCAGGCTTAGGAGATTGGTTATACAGCGCCGGGCAGATAGTCTGGATGTTTGAGTACAAAATATTATAGCGGTTGGAGGACGAATAACGGCCGCCCTGGTTATTCTGTGATTTCTCGTCTCGGTAACGATCCTGTACATCTTTGGCGCGCTTGCGCCAGTCTTCCTCGACCTTGTCGCTCAAATCAAGCTCGGCAATCCAGCGAGCGACAACGCCGGGCGCGCCCTTGCCTGCGTCTTCTGGCGTTACAAGCGTGCCGCCCTGCCCGCCGGTTGGACTATCCTGCATAGCCGCCCTTCTTACCGCCGCCGAGCGCCGCCGTCATGCGGCTACGGTCGGCTTTGTTGAATTTTTTAGCCACAGGCTGCGAAATTTTAGCCTTTTTGGCAAACTTCGGATTATTCGCCGCTGCAGCCATGAATTTCCTCTGCTTCTCTGATGTACTGGGCATCTACAATTCTTGGACTAAATCAAGTGCTTTTGCAAGTGCCGAACCAAAATGACTTCCGAGTATGTGAACTGGATCGCTTGCGCGGTTGGGCGGTGACCGAGCTGCTGTAGATCGACGAGGCGCCAGTAGCTGGAATGACATCACGCGATGGCGGCTTACCGATGCGGTCGGCCTTGGCGGCGACGGGACATTCCTCGAACCTCTTGGAAGACGCAGCCAGAGCCTTGCCGAAGGCGACGGACGCCTGGGCGTTTTGTCGCGCCGCAAGCAACTCACCGTGGGTCCGATTTGCCGGCGAGTTGTCTTCCCGGAGCCGTGACGATCGTGTGAAACTCGGTCCCTTTTCCTTCATGGCGCTGGATTACTCATACACGCGCCTTTTTTGGACCGACTTAATCAAATCGGCCATCGTCATGGTGGACTGGCCGCCGATGTTCAGCACCGGGTTGGGGACGGGGGCCTTGGGCTTGACAGGTTCTTTCCAGACCCATGCCAGATACCGCAACACGTCCGCAAAGTGATTAGTCCAGTCGTGGACGGGGTCATCCGTGAACCTCTTCGTCTTGTCATTCCAAGCCCGCTGAAACTGGCCGATGGCGCCCAAGAAATACTCCTGCCGATCGTCGATC